TGGTCATGTCATCAAGCTGCTGACCCTGTGGCTGGGGGCGCTGTTGGGCGGCTTGTTGCTTAGCGTACTGGAGCTGCTGCACTTTCTGCATAGCTTGATCGCGGTACTTGAGCGCCTGAGCTACGTCTTTGCCGTTGCCCGCCTCCACCGCCTTAGCGATGACGCGCTCCGCCATCTCGGCTTCCTTCGCCGCGCTAGCAATGTGTGCGTCGTACGTGCCGAGGTCTACTTGATGCGCTCGGTGCTCTTGAAGAGATACGCGGCGCTCAAGGTCATCATTTCGTTTACGCAGGAAGTCCAGCTCGAGTTTGTCGCGCTTGATGGCTTGATCGCGGCGGTCTTTACGCTCGAGCTTTTCAAGGCGGCGTCGCTCACGTATCGCCTCTCGCTCGTCGTCATTGCCGTCTTCGGCTGCTGAGGACGCGGTTCGTTCATCACCGCTGTCATCTGAATCATCGTCCTGCTCTTCCTGTCTGTCGGTTAGTTTTGACTCGTCTTCGACGATGATGATTTCTTCACCACCGCGTTCGTCGTCTTCTTTCATCACATTAGCCATAAATCATCTCCTTTCAGATGAATGCTCGGATTGCCAACGGGTCGCCAGTTACCTGCCCGATGATGTCCAAGTCGTTAAAAATCACAAACATAGCAGATCCGTCAGTGTCAGGAATCTTGACTTCCCAACGATCACCGCCGTACTTAGCCACGCGAACGTATTCACCGGCTTTGCACCACTCACCCTCTGGCCACGTCTTCATGTCATTGCGGTTCTTGAAAGCCAGCGGACCCAAGGCAACCACTTTGCCAATCTGAGTGTTCCACTTCTCGGTATCATTAGTACCCGCGATGTCAATAATAATGCCACCAGCTGATTTCTTTTTCGGTGTGCGAATCTGAATCAGAACACGGCTCCCGAAAGGCTGAATTCCAGCATCTACTGCTGGGAAAGCCTCCGCCATTGCGTCCTCATAGGTCATTGTCAAGGTTTTTCTCCTGGTCTAGAAGGTTTAAAAGTACGTCGATCGCCGCCTCATAACCGGCAACCATTCCCACGCGATACCCGTACTCAAAAGTATCGCGAGTCTGGGGTCGTCTCAAAGCGGTAACAGCAAATGACTGCTGTTCTGCTTTCAGACGATTCAGAAGTTGAGACTCAATGTTCATGCAGGAGTCTTAGGTGTAGAAGGCGCAGCGGGCAGGGTCTGACCGTTCAGCTTCTCACCCGCCGCTAGGCGGTGTTTCTGTTTCACAAATGCGCCAGTCATAGGGACTGTGCCAGGAGTAGGTTTATCGCTCATGATGTTTTCCTCAAGGGTTAGGGTTAATGCCAGTTCCAGTGCTCACTGCGACCTTCTCGCCCGTAGCCATTTCGGCAGCGGCAAGCAGTTTCGCGGTGTCGTTGTCATCCGTGTTCATCTTGTCACGGATTTGTAGCTCAGCAGAAGTACGCTCATTTTCGGCTTGTTGTCTCATCTGCTCAGTCTGCATGCGCTCAGACTCGGCTTGTTGATCAGCAGCCAACTTAGCCGCTTCAAGCTGCTGCTGTGTCTGCATCTTCTGCTGCTCGATTTGCAACTTAGCTTGGTCAATCTGCATACGCTGCTCCAGCGCCTTACCTTGGACTTGCGCGTTGAGCTGGGCGACCTCCATGCTCTTGTCAGGCGGCATGGGTGGCTGGGGTTTGAACTGCTGAGCGGCTTGGTCAATCTGCGCCAACTCTTGACCGAAGCTACCGAGCTGTGCCTCGATGAATTTCTGCACTTCTAAGATGACTTTGACCTGATCTTCAGCTTCTTCCGGAATCAACTCCTCACGCTGCGCCTTGTCAACGGCGTTGTGCGCTTCGACTAGGTAGTAATTGAGCAGGTGATCACGCAAATGCGTCGCCATCGGGTACAAATACGTCTTTGCGATAGCGGGGTTTGACCCGAACAGCGGCGACTTCAGGAAAGGGATGTGCGTCATGAAATGCGCCATGTGATCTTGCGACGGGAGCACGTAAATTGGGCGTCCCATGGCGGCTGCGACGTTCTCGCTCACCGGATCCATGTCCTCGCTTCCTGGCAACGGCTGCAGCACCTCGTTAAAAGGCACTTTCATGTTGCGGAGGAACATTTCCTCAACTTTGCGTGCGTCATACATCTGCGGCATGGCTTGTGCACGCTGCATGATTGCCTGAGTTTGCGCAAAACGCTGGGTTTCGCTGAAAATTGCTGGGTCGCTGACCGGAATGATGTCCATCGGACCGTCAAAGTCAGACGGATCAATCTCAAGACCGGCAGATTGTGCCTCAATGTCCTCAGTCGTCAGGTATGCGCTGTTGATGCGGTGCAAAATCTTGAAGCAACGCGCCATCGAGCCATGCAAACGGCTGTGAATTGAGCTGAACACCACCATACCCTGCTCAATGAGCGCCATGGTTGTGCCTACAGGCTGGTTAGGGTTCTGGTCAGACAGCTTCTCAAAGGACGTTTGCACCACGCCCTTGCCCGCGTCTACTAGGAAACCCAGAAGCGAGAACAAAGTTGGGCTGGGACCGTTAAACGGCAGCGGCATTGCCAGCTTGCGCACGTCATCGATGAGCGCCCCACCCTCCATCTCAACCACTTCTGTCGGTTGGACGTTCAGCGTCTGGCCTCCTGGTCCCCCTTTGAGCTTCAACAGCGTGGGCACGTTCTGAATGTGAGCCGAGTCAAGCAGGGCGCGGAGTGCGCCGGTGGCTGCGCCGCTCAAGCCGCCAATCATGTGCGTCAGACCGATGGGGTACGCACCACGCCAAGGCACAAACGGGAACTCCACAATCCAATCTAGCTCAAGCTGGCGCGGGTCATCAGGTTCCCAGTTACGGTACAACCCCAAGCCGAGGTTAGTCGTCTTGTCAATGCTCAGAATGTACGGCTCCGGACCATCCCCGAAGTCAAGGTACGTGTAAACTTCAAAGATCGTGCGTAAGCCGTCTTCGTTGTAGCTCAGGTCTTTGCGTCCCTCAATCTTGTCGTTAGCCTGAGTGGACTTGCTGAACTCGGGGTCTTCCGGCATACCCAAGTCAACGTCAATGTACATACCTGACTTGACGCGGCGCTGGTACTCAAACTTAGTGATGTACTGCACGTGCGTCTTACGCTCGGCGGTGTAGAAGTTGGTCGCCGCAAACGGCAGGTAGATGTCATCAATAGCGATGAACTCAGCACAGGGGCGGCGGTGCAACGGGTTCCACATGAACTTCATGTACTGACCGCCGCCGAGCGGGAGCTGCGTGCTCAACTGCTCAAGCTCTCCGCGGAACTCCACCATCTGCTCAGTCGTCTGCCAGTTCATGAACTCGGCTTTACGCTCTGCCTTCTGAATCTTAGACTTGTCCCGCTCGCCGAGGATTTTGCTCTTGACGGGACCACTAGGCGGGAAGACCTCCTTCATGAAGCGGGCAGAGAAGTCCACGCACGCCTCGACTAGCATCGGGTGCACGACCTTGTTTGCGCCGGTGAACTGAGCGCCTCCTGGTGCATCATCACCTAAGCCGGTACGACGCAAGCCCTCCTCGTACTGCTTGTCGCGCTTCTCACGAGCCTCTTTGTCGTTGCCGATCTTTTCCACAAGGTCGCTAATCGCGGTCTTGAGCAGGTCTTGATCGACCTCGTCAACGATGTTGGCAAAATGGGCGAGCTTGTCGGCGAGGTCTTCCTCATTCTTCTCACGAATGATTGCCCCGCCGTCTTCGGTGTCTTCTACCTCGTTGTCGACGTCCTCAAGCTGAACTGTCTCGCCTTCGGGCAGGTCGTCTTCCATTCTTTCAATAGCCATTACTCACCTCACATAAACTGGTTAACGATCGCATCTACGCGACCGGAGTCGTACACCGACACACTGCCGCCCTCGGCAAATTTCGGGTTACGTTGTTTTACTTTCGCGATCTCATCAAGGTAGGGTTGGTACGTCGGGTCTTTCTCTAACCCTTGTAGCAACTCGCGGTAGTAGCTGAGATCACCAGCACCCACGGGATACGTGTTTGAGTATTCGCTCGCCTTGAAAGCCTGCTTAGTCAGACCAGGAATCTTGTCAAGTTGCCTCAAACCTTCTCGGTCTAAGTCAATGTTGCCGCTGAACCACTTAGGCATCTTCACTTCTTTGGGGATGGGCTCCATCCAATGCGGTCTCGTGTACTCACCGGCGCGAACCGCCTTCATGTAGTTCATCATTTTCTCAGACACGCCATCGCGAATACCTGCGGTGCCAATCTCTGAGCTGCCTGGAGTGTTTGCGAGGTTGCTCATCCACCGAGCCTGATTGGGCGTAATACGACCCGCCTTCAACGCTTCTTCTACGTCAGGGTGCAAGTTGGTAGGTACTCGCGCTGAACCGCCTTCGGCATAATTCTGCGGGGCGCTGATGCTGCTCATAATTTCCTCGACGCGTGACGGGTCGTATGACACTGAGCCGCCCTCGGCGTAAAGCTGTGTGCGTTCCTTGACGTCTTTAGGGTCGAGTTGGCGTGCGCGGGTGAAGTCGATCTTCTGGTTCTGCTTGTTCAGCGGCACGTTCATACCGTACCCGTAACCCGCGAACGGATCCGCTAGAATCATTTCTAAGTGTGGATCAGTGCCAGTCTGAGCGGCTCGCTTGTTGGCAAAGATTTCACCCACGCCGCGCTGAGGAGAAACGAACACCATACCGGCGTCAGTCCCCGCTTTAGTCGCATCGTAATCACCGGCATAGCCTCGGTAGAAACCCTGCAGCATCTTCTGCTCTTTGGGGGCGGCTTTCACAACCTCTTCTGCGGCTTCTTTAGCCATGTGTTTCCGCACCATCTCATCAATATTCTTCAACACACCCTTGACGAAACCACCACCCGCATAGCCAGGAGCCGATTGACCTTCTCCTTTGAGGATGAAGTCTTTAGCCTCGGGAGTGAAGCTGATCTCGTAATACGCATCGCCAATCTTGTTCGCGTTGACTCCTGGTATTTTGAGCAGGGGCTTAAGACCCTCTTTGATGATCTGCTGATCGTAAATCGGAGCGTAAGCCGAACTCTCTTTGAGCCGTATGCCGCCAATCGTCTTTGCGGTCGGGTAGTACACCGTATCAACGCCACCTTCAAGCGCGTGCTGTATGGCGGCTTTGAACATCGTACCGTGCGCTTGACGTAACGCGCCACTCTGCGCTTTACCTTTCTGGGCGTCGGACTGAATCTCTTCAATCACCATACTGTTAGGCTTAGCGAATATGACCTCATCATTTGACAAAATAGGGTTTATCAACTTGCGGGTCTCATCCGCTGCGTCAGCGGGGATGAACGTGCCGCGCACGTGACCGATCAAACCATCATCACCGCGATAAGAAGCATAATGTTTATACGTATCGGTCTGGTTCGGGTGCGTCACACCGAGTTCAAAATAGCCTTCAGCGCTTCTGTCTGGGTTTTCTAGCAAGCGCTGAATGCCTTGATACCCGCTAGCTTCATCTTGCATACGCTCACGAAGCATCTCATATGTATTCGTGATAGAGTTGTCCCGCTCTTCAGCGTACAAATCATCTAGCACGTGCATCTTTTCTGGGGTATTGGCTTCAGCTCGAGTCAGAGCCTTTTTCAAATCCGGACTGAGTTCTTCGAATGTCAAATTTTTATTGTAATATCTTTCTAACAAATCTATGTTGGTGTTGTTGAATTTAGCCCCTAACCGATCAAGCATATTTCCGTAAATTTCAGATTGATCCTGTCTGACCATATCTTCAGCTTGCGTCAGCCAGTGCGCGTCAGTTTCCCCAGCTTGATCAAACAGATCTACTTTGTTGTACTGCGACGGCGGTATGCGCTGCTCGAACTCAGCCTTAGTCATGCGTGTGTTTGGCTCAAGACCTTGGTACTGTTTGACGAGGTCATCAAAACCCTCCTGCGTCATTCCTGGCTTACCGCGTAGTTGGTTCAAGAAACTCTCAGGGGTTTGGGCTTCCGGTCCTTTGAGTATCTCAGAACGAGCCATTGGCGTCAGGTTCAGATTGCCTTGCGGGGGTACGATGTACTTAGGCTTAGCCGCCTGCGGCACGAGCTTAGCCAGTGGTCCGCTGTTGTCAAGTATGGCTCGGTTGAGTTCCTCGCCGACCATACGTGCTCCGGCTACACCGGTTTTCTTAGCGACTCGACCGAGTGGTCCCGCCATCGGTGCGACCAACATCGCCGCCTCTGCTGTATCATCGGGCAGCAGGG